GGAAATTATTCAGCATAAATGTAAAAAATTAATTCAATAAAATTATGCAAATAATAAATAACGCAATAAATGCACAGGCATTAGCCGAAAAAAGCCGGCAGGAATATGCAGCCACATTATACGCTGCTTCTGCCCTTGCACAAATTACGATGAATATCACAAATGATGCTATTGACGAACTGGAAGATAGTTGCGGATATCTTATTAAGTTTAAGATAAAGCATTCTGTTCAGATCATAAGAAAAAGTAAAGATCGGTTAGAAAGGGCGATAAGAGAACAGATGAAAGGCGGGAATGAATATGCCTGGATGTGTGACTTCGGAAATATGGCTCACAAGATAATAGAACCTCACTTAGATAAATTACATATAGCCGTATCAAACTTTTTAGGTAAATATTCGAAAGTGACTTATCGTCATACGTTTGCATCAATTATAATTGCGCAGTCAATAGCCAGCGAGGCAAAGACGTATGTTGATAATGCCAGCAAAAAGTTTATGCAGTATAATGTTGTCGGAAAAGATGGTCGTAAATGCAGCGCACAGGCAGTAATACAGACAATCAGTTGTGCCGAAATAAGACATCATCTTACAGTTATTGCTGATGCCCTATTAGCGCCATGTTTGCCAAACGACACAAATATATTGTCAGATCCGGCAATATACAATGGATGCAAGGCCATCATAAATAGCCTTATAAATACAAAGACATGGGCTGAAGCTCGCAAGAAAGCAGAACAATTTAACAACTTAAATTAAAGACAACGTATTATGGACTTAAATAATCTTAGAGATCGTGCATATAAAAATGCTGTTGCTCACGGTTGGCATGAAGAAAACTTAAGTAATGAACACTACTTGTGTTTAGTTATCTCTGAACTCATGGAAGCGGTGGAGGCAGATAGGATAGGAAAACATTCCGATGTGGCAAAATTTAAGGAATGGCAAGGGAATAGTATTCCATTAACTGAAGAAACCAGACAGAGAAGATTCAAGGAAGACTTGGAAGCATATATCAAGGATACGGTAGAAGATGAGCTTGCCGACGCTGTTATACGTCTTCTTGACTACTGTGGAAAATTCAATTTTGTTATTGATGATTCTTGTTCGGATTTAGAGGCGATAGACGATTTTTCACGTTTATTCAAAAAAATGACTTTCACTGAATCAATTTTTCATATAGTAGAGTCTATATCGAGATTTGAGATACAAGTCGCTTTCTTGAAAATATTTGGATTTTGTATAGCAAAATATATTGACATCTTTTGGTATATCGAGCAGAAAATGAAATATAATGAGTTGCGTCCATACAAACATGGAAATAAAAAGTATTGATTATGAAAATATATATTAGTCTGCCGATAACAGGACATGACATTGAAGATGTGGAGGCAAGTTGTATCTTTGCAAAGGGTGTTATCGAGAAAAAAGGACACGAGGGGGTTTCTCCACTTGATGTATCTCCAGATCCTGATGCGTCTTATGCAGAACACATGGGACATAACATCAGCGCATTACTGGAGTGCGACGCAATACTTTTTCTTCCTGGCTACTACACATCAAAAGGTTGTCGCCTTGAATATCAGGCAGGAAAGATATACAAGAAACAGAAGTTCTTTTCGCTTAAAGACATCCCGGTAAATAAATAACATAACTTTTATAATAAAATCATTATGAAAACAACTGTATTAAAAGAAATCATCGCGTTCATCTTTGGACGCAAGTATTATGCCACAATAATAAGAACAAAAGGCGTGGATAAAACGGAGATATGCTCCTTTATTTTCAGAACAAAAAAAGATGCTGAAAAGCATAAAAGAGATATTTACACAACGCTCTCATTTGAGTATGTTGAAACAATCTCTTTCCGCTCACGTAAAATCTATTAACAAATGGCCGGAGGTAAAAACTTAAACCTCCGGCATATTAAAATTTAAATATATTCGTATCATGTTAAAAAAAATAGGACAATGGTGGATGTCGATGCGTTATTATGTGATAATGGATCCAAAAGACAATTCAGTCACACTTAACAAGCATCTTTTCAACCATATAAAAAAACATTCTCAGACAAACGAGACGAAAGTATTTGTATTCAATATTCCGGCTAAAAATGCTTATGGCTTTATGGTAAATCCGGATATAAAAGACACGCAGCTTTCAAACATACAGTATAATGATAAATATCATTGCATTGGTTTTGAAACATTGTGCCCTTCTGTCGGTAAGATATTCTTTGATTATGGATTGCCGGCTTTGCATGTTGTGAAGTTGTCGGTATCTATAAGCCAGACAAATTCCGGACAGATATATTACATAATAGAAAAACCTGTAAAGAAAATAAAATGAGAAGTCTGCTGGGAAATACACGCAAAAATGATATAACAATATACGGTAACGGACGTATAGATATCTCGGCCCATGTGTCCAGATTGCTTGGGTTGAATAGGGGAGACGTTATTGATCTTATGGATACAGGTTCAGAATATTATTTATATATAAAATATCATGCACCCACTATCGGACGTCATGAAGCCATGTGTTTTCCTACAAAAGCTGGTGGGCGACATTTCAGGACTTATTCTTTCAGATTGTGTAATGCTCTTATGAAAGTGTTTGGTTGCAATGATAATAAAATGGGATTGGTGATAGGTGAGCCTATGGCTCTTTTTCATATAGATGTTGCATTGCCTATAATTAATCGTAAAAATGATACAGGAAATTAAATATAGTGGTTTCTCGGCGAATCCTTCCGATTATGAGTCTGCTGAAGGTGACCTCGCATTGTCTTTAGGTGTTGTGCCTGAAGATGGTGCGTTGAAACCGCTCTTCCAGCCAAAAGAGTTATTGAGGCTGGAAAGTTCTCAGCGCGTTCTGTATATTCACAATACATCGTTAAGTGAAAATCTTATCATCTATAATGATACGGATTATTCTCTTACTTGGAAGGATAAGAATAGTGTCGGTACAGGTGGAAACATAGGGACATTCTATAACGTCACACATATAGATTCTATTGGGAATACCCTTATTGTCTTCACACGTAATTCCACCAATTACGTGTTGTGGAAAAATAGCGCATATAATATTCTCGGTGATCATCTTCCCGATATTGATATTTCTTTTGGACTGGTTGGCAGAGCAAGGCTTTACAGTGTCTCGGATGAAAGTAAAAGCACCTTCAAGATTACTTTTGATAAAATAAATGAAAGTGAAATAAACAGTGATTTTACGGCTTCCAACAGGCAGAAAATCACTTCACAGGTTATGGCTAAGGTCAATAAGTTTGTAAAAGAACAGACTGTTGACAAGGGGCGGTTCTGCTTCCCCTTCTTCGTGCGTTATGCTTTACGTTTGTATGATGGAACGACTCTCACAGGACACAGTGCGCCTGTTCTTATGAACCCGTCGACAAAGAACGGACCGGTTGTTTATTGGAAGCGTATCAGGGGCGAAGGTGGATATACGGAGGCTGTGTGCGATATGATGCTGGTGGCGGCGTCTCTTGATTATCGCATGGTCGATACGCACGATTCATTGTGGCTTGACGACTGGAAAGACATCGTGAAAAGCATAGATGTGTTTATATCAAAACCCATATATACTTATGACCAGAACGGAGAATTTACGTCATTCGTCGATACGGACAATTATGACACGAAGTTTATCGGCAAACTGTATTCTAAATATTACAAAGACGGACAGCAATTCCTTCCAAATAGCGGTAAGCCGCAGGAGGACGTTATTATAGGACCGGTACAGCCTGATTCATCCGGACGGTATCCTTTTACAAGCATTTACTCTGAATGGTCGTATAGCAGGATTTACACAATGTTCTTTGCCAATAACAGGAGATATCCGGTTACCACGTTCCACATGCCGGAGTTTTCGGATGACAAGATACAGGAGAGCATAAGGAATACGTCTGTTTTCTATAAGTTGTGTTCTATCACGCTGGAGGAAGCGGCAGCCTCTGTCTCGGCAAAATACCGTACCGAAATTGTTATAGAAGATGATTATCTGCAGTCTCTGACTTCTCGTGAGGTTATGACTGATGATTATCTTTCGCATGACAGACTTATTGCTGACTATTCTTTTGTTTATAATAACCGTCTGAATCTTGCCGGGGTGAAACGTAATCTTTTCAAAGGATTTCTTCCGGAGTCGATGTTCGCTTATAAGAGCAGGGATTATGATTGGATAGTAGATGATGACAATACGCTTCATGTCGATTTGTCTGCACTTTCACAATATAACCTTGCTGTAAGTGTGGTCATAAAAGAGAACGGCAAAGACTATGTGGTTACCAATACGGGTGATTGGTATCTTCCTCCTTTTTTGTCTAAGGAGATGACTGTGAAAGACCCTAACGTCAATGACAGCGAGTCAAGAATAGAAAAGGCGAAGATATCCTGGGGATGCTATATGTTCTATCCGAATGTCAATGCGCAGAAGATGGTTATATGGGAAAACGGTATACCGGTGTATGAGGTTCATCTCAAGCCGCACGACTTTCTTAATGGTGCTTATGCGCTGCTTGATTATGATATGATAAGGGATAAAAACTTCACGGAGAATATCTCTACCGGAGATACAACAGTCGATGTACCCGACAAAATATATACGTCGGAGGTCAACAATCCGTTCTATTTCCCTGTTACTGGCATCAATACTGTCGGCACCGGAAAAATACTTGGCATATGTTCTGCGGCAAAGGCTCTTTCTCAAGGTCAGTTCGGGCAGTTTCCGCTTTATGCTTTTACCACAGAAGGTGTGTGGGCGTTGGAGGTATCATCTACGGGGACGTATATTGCCCGTCAGCCTATAACGCGCGATGTCTGTATAAACTCCGGCAGTATAACGCAGATTGACAGTGCCGTACTGTTCGCCACAGACCGTGGCATAATGTTGATAAGCGGATCTGAGACCGTATGTATATCTGACGTGCTTGATACAAAAGAATATTTTTCTGTTGGTGACATACCCTGGTCTGATAAAATAATAGAGTTGTATAACAGGCGGGCAGACGAAAACGGGAGGATTTCAATGGAGGATATTTCCTTTCTTCCTTTCAGCAATTTCCTGAGTGGATGTCGCATGATATATGACTATACACATCAGCACATTATAATCTACAACGATGGTGTGCGTTATGCTTATGTCTATTCATTAAAGTCAAAAGAGTGGGGAATGATGTTCTGTAATGTGGTTCGCGGTGTGAACTCATATCCGGAAGCTCTTGCAATGACAGCTGATTCAAGACTGGTGGATTTTTCATCAACAGATGATGGAAGTGTACCGGCTCTTATAATGTCAAGACCTTTGAGGCTGAACGCTCCGGACGTCTTTAAAACTGTTGATACGGTTATACAGCGCGGATTTTTTGACAATAAACACGTATCGCAGATTCTGTTCGGTTCCAACGATTTTTCGCATTGGAACACGGTATGGAGCAGCAAAGACAGGTATCTGCGTGGTTTCAGCGGTACGCCATACAAGATGTTCCGTACACTGCTTATATGCAGATTGGATAAAAACGAAAGTATTTATGGCTGTTCTGTTCAGTTCAGACCACGTATGACAGACATTCTAAGGTGAGAGGGTAAGAAGGGTGAGAGGGTGAGAAGATAAAAGGCATCCTCACACTCCCTCACCTTCTCACTTTCTCACCTTTTCTCACCCTTTGCTCAGAACGGACTTAGCCTGCGTCTTATTTTACTTCTGCGTGACAGCAGTGCGGACTTTAGTTTGTCGCGCAGACTGATGAATTTCTTTTCCCAATTTTCTTCGCTGTCTGGATTTGTTATGCTCATCCAGTCGGCAACGACACGGCACACAAGATATTCGTGAATGATATTTTCCATAAGCCTTACAGTTGTCATGGAGAAACCGTATGGTAGTGACAGGTCTATTTGGTATACTTCTGGCTCTGTAAGTTTGTCATCCAATGCTTCCAGTGTGTCGGGTATTTCTTCTTTTGTGTATGGATATAACATTTCCACACATTCTGTATGGGCGGTATTGAGTACACGGGTAACTCTGTCTACATTTCCTTCCTCTCCGATGTCAGACACTTGGTGTCTTTTGTGCTCGTCATCAGCAGGCATGATGTCTGCTTCCACGAACGAATAGTTGCTCGCGTCATATATGAGCTCTGCACGTCTGAATGTGAGTGTGACGTGCTTCTTTCTTTCTTCTTGGCATTTGTTGCAATGTGGATATGGCATGGCTTTAATCGTATTTGGGTCTTGACGGACGGCTTCTCTTGTACAACGCGCGCTTCACAATGTCAAGACTGACTGCTGAATGTTCCAGATAATCTTTCGCGTCATTCTTGTTCGTGATTGTGAACCATTCATACAGTGCCATGTCTACAAGATAAGCATGTATGCCGTTGCCGAGACTGTCTGACGAGGCGTTGTTGTAGTTTGACGGGAGCAGAAATTCGAGAGAAAGCTGCCCGTCATTGTCAATCTCTTTGTTTATAAGGTTGTCACTTGTCGTCCTGTCTTCGTTGAGATATTCGCCGAGTAGGCTTTTTAACGTAGAAAACGCATTTGCCAACGAACGTCGTATCTGATAGCTGTTTTCGTCATCATCGCTTGCTTGCATGTTTGAAGCGGCCTGATAACCCAAGCCTCCGGCTTCACGGGCTTGTCCGGTCAGATATGTTTTGTTTTGAATGTCGTAAATCAGTTCTTTGACTTGTTGCGTAACAGTCAGTGTCTTTTTATTTTCAGCCATGATGAATTTTTATTATATTAAACAATTAGTTGTATGTCGGACGTATAGGCTTCTTCTTGTAAAAAGCCTTACGCATTATGTCATCTATGTATGTCACGGATTCTGCGGCATATACAGACACTTCATCTTTGTTTGTGAACGTATACCATTTGGCGGTGATGTTCATAACGAAAAATGAAAACAGACTGCGTTGCATACTGTTTGTCAGAGGTTCGTCAAACGAACTTGACAGACCGAGAAGCAATGTGTATGTGCCGTCCTTCTCCTGTTCGTTGAGGAGAATTCTTTTCAGGCTGTTCGCGATGGTGTTTTTACTTTCATCCCAGAATCTTTCAAGCATTGTTTTGTCTTCATCCGTAGTAAATATGCGGTCGTATGCAGTCTTGTCGTCCATCTTGTCACCGGTATATGAAGTTGTTTTAGCCACTTCATTATATACCGCTTCTTTATTTATTGTCAATGCGGTCTTTATCATGTCAGAATGAGATTATGTTATATGATATTCCGATACCTATATATGGGCTTATGCTGTTCCGGCTTATGCCGTATCCTGCTTGAACACCGATACCCCAACGCTTGTGCCTTTTCTTGTCAGTTATTGTTGTTATTACTTCGTGTCTCGGATATACAAATATACTGTCAAGATTCGCGCGGAATCCGCTCACGTAAGCGGTATAGGTGCTGTCCCCATATACTTTGGAGGTTATTGGCAGCGTTATATTGACGCTGTCTCCGGTATTTCCGCCCTTCTCTTCGTATATCGTGTCTTTTCCGCAAGTAACAGGCAGAGTCACTGTAACATACCGTATCACCGTACTGTCTTTTGGTACAGGATTTAAGAACGGAATGGTGTCTATATATATAGTCCGTACAGTGTCCTGATGTGTTATTGTCTTTCCGGCATTACTGCACTGAAATATGTTGACGCACAATGATGCTGTCAACAACACTGATACTCCCACAAGCAATCCTTTAAATCTTCCCATATCCTTTCATTTTTAATTAAACAAAAAGCGGCAACCCGTTGTGCCGTGAGACTGCCGCTATATATGTGTCAATATATAAAGCTCTTATATTTTTAGCATATATAATTTCCCGAAATAATTGTATATAATTTTCGGGAAATATTGTATGTTTTAGCAGTCCCACGATGTCAAAGAACGTTTTTGATTCCATGAAAGCGGTTCTGAATGGGCATTACCTGTCTCAGACACATTTTGCCAGGCGCATGTTCCGCTTCTCTTAAATCAGTCCAAGTATTCCATAATTCCATTCATGTGCAGCTCCACAATGGTTTGCTTGCCTTTCTCGCTCAGCAGATAGTCCACGTCCTCCCGGTTGTCTTGAAAAAGGTTTTCTGTCAGGACTGCGGGACAATTTGTGTCACGGCATATTGCGAGATTCTGTGTCCAATACGGCTCATTCTGTGAGTATCTTCGGACTTTCAGTCCTTGTGTTTCTGCCGCGTCAATCAGACGGCAGGCGAGCTCTTTGCTCTTCTTTGAAGCGTTGCGCGAGACATAAGCCGACCATCCTCTGGCGTCATGCCATTTGCCGTCGGCACCAGCCGCGTTACAATGGATAGAGACAAGTATCGCCTTCTTGCCTGCCGCGGCATAAATCCTGTTAGCCCTGTTGCACCGCTCTTTCAGGCTGATGTCGTTTTCCTCGGGCACAATGCGTTGCGCGTCATATCCCCGTGCCTTGAGTTCCCTTTCAAGACGCACTGCAATCTCACGGGCGTATGCGTATTCGAGCAGGCGTCCGTCAGGCGAACGTTTCCCTGCGGTGTCCCTTCCGTGTCCGTTGTCGATTATGATTTTCATATCTGGTCTGTCATTCTGTGATAAAAGTCTAATTTTATATTGTCATATACTGCGTTGACGTTGGTGTAGGCTCTTCCGTTGTTCGAACCGTTCTCATTGTACAGCTCTCCCTCTATTACTTTCGCCACCCATTCTATCCATTCGGGATTACAGTACTCCGAGAGCTTTTTCCCGCGGTAATGGAAATTGTCGAACTTGCTGTTCCTGTCCTCATACATGTTGCTCAGCAGGGTGCGTATCTTAGCCTTTGTCCTTTCCTTGTCGGCTATATGGTTCTCCTCCCTTATTTTCTTCAGGAGTCTGCATACTTTCTCCACCGCAAGGTCAAAGAACGCTCCAGATATGTTCTTTATCCGCAGTTGTGTCTCAGGCATCAGTCCTTCCGCTATCGTCACCATGACGTGATTGTTGTTTTCCAGCTTTCCGTTAAGCTCGCGCAGCTCGTCAGTGTAGGATATTATGTTGCTTATCGCTGATTTGAACCAGCGGAAACATGCAATCATCAGACCTGAGGCGAGCAGCAGGAACACCGCGCAGATGACTATCATTATTCCATAGTCGCTTATGCCTTTTGCGACCTCCAATGTGCTTTGTATCTCGTTCATATCATCATCCTTATGCATTGTCCCACAACTGTTCCGACTGTTGTCAGCCCGAAGTCTGTCCAGTCCCATTTGCCGCCCCATTGCCTGTCTTTCAGTTCAAGGGCTGCCGCAACGCCTATGCCTGCGTATGCCGCACAATATATATCATTCGCTCCCATACCGATAAGCAGACCGCCAAGCAGATGCTTCCATCGGTTGCTTGTCTTAAACCACATTATAATCTTGTTCATTCTCCCTTATTTTTTATTCGTACATACATCAAGTCAAATGATAGGGCAGGGCATATGAGTCCCTGCCCGGGATGCTGGGAATCAAACCACAAGCATCGCTACTACTCCTATGACAGCTCCCGCGAGCCACCACAGCAGGTTCTTCCACTTGTACGTGTCCTCCGTGGTGACATGTCTCACCACCTCGGCGAACGCTCCGAAGAGCATGGGCGTGATGATACCCATTATCCACGCGTTCTCACTGCCGAGGCTCTGTTCCTGCCACATGTACAGCATTGCGATTACCAGTCCTGCCACGAAGCCGAACCATCTGTCTGTCACGAATTTGATAACTTTTTCCTTCATAACCTTTTATTTTTATTAAATTAGACTCCAAATAGCTGTAATATTTACATCTTCATTTGGCAATTTGAATAAAATTCTGTTGCCATAATCATCACTCTTATTAGCGTATTCAATTGTTTCACCTGATTTTTTTGAGATAGTTATATTAGATAATTGATACCCTTCATCAGGAATTATTCTTATATTAATTACACCATCTTCATACCACCTTGCATAAGGTGTAGTTAGTTTCCCTCCAGTCGAATTTGTAATATTGACCGTGTGAATTTTATTGTCAATGACATCAGTTGAAAGGCCTATATATAGCAGTATTCTTTTTGTCATTTCATAAAATCCATAATCTGATGGATGTTGTACGATAGCGTCATCTGTCATTTGGAAGTAGTCATTGTTTCCCATTATATAATCACCTGCACTAAATTTACCTTTATAACACGCTGCAGAACAATCAATATATGTCACGTCATACTGCTTACCTGCAGAAATCATATAATCTAATGGCGAATACCATCCTGTTACATGATAAATGTCTGCTGTAGGACATTTACTTATAATATATTTATACAACGCTTTCCATGACTCATAATTTCCCCTGTTATTTTCACCCAACTGAACGATAACTGCATTATAGTTGTTATTAATTGGTAATTCGCTTTCAAAATCAAAACCTTCTATATTACTTGCAGCGTATTCAAAGTTTCGTCCAGGCAATTTATCAACAATTCCGCCTGTTGAAAGTTTAAGCATCTCAGTGTATTGGCTACTTGTTACAGATGCGGCCATGCCCCTGCCTTCTTCAGCAAGCCAACTTGGGCGATGAGGTGAATAAGTGAAACTGTTACCTATACATAATATTTTATCATATTGCAAACTCTTAGCTTGTAATTCTCCATTAGATACTATTAACTTGTAATTTTTTCCAGTTGCTCTATCTGTTAAGATAAATTGCTGACTTAACGAGTCAATTTTATTTTCAACTTTTGTAAGTTCATCTGAAGTCACATAATTCTTATATATAATTTCTTTCAATTTTACAACAAAAGTTGCAATATTATTAGGAGTTGTCGCATCTTTATAGTTATTATCGGGTGATAAAGTGTGAAGTAGGCCATATTTATCTTTTATATCTGTACTTTCATCAGGAGACAACCATTTATATTTATTCCCTTTTATAAATATAGAATTACCGGCACGAATAGTAATATCATTAACTGGCGTTATAGTTCTATTTCCTGTTAGTTCATCAATATAAGACACTTCCCCTGTGAAAATACTATCTACTATAAAGAAACCTAACTGGTCTATTAAACCTGTATATATATCAACTGTATCTCCAATTTGATAAGTTCCTTCGGAAACTTCTATTTGCAGAAGACGTGAACCTTTTTCGACAGGATAATTGTAACCTTGTAAAACACCACCCAATGCTGATGGCCCACGGCCGCTTTTTTTATTAATAATAGAAATGTGTTCTAATTCGTCTGAATATTTGACTAATGAGTCAATTATCGTGCTATTTTTTTCTATATCTGACAATTTCTCATAGTCAATATTTGTACTATATACAGTAATTCTACTTTTTAAATTTCCACTCGCAGCACTCGTGTATCTGAAAAAACTTGCATTAGGATATTCCTTAATATCTATTTCGTTAGAACCGCCGAAATAAGCAATTACAGTCTTGTCAGTTGACAGCAAAAGAAATCCACATAATGCATTTTGGATTGGATATACCTTTTCTGTGATAATCTTAGTGCAAGTTTTTGGAATAGCTATATAGTCAGAACTCTTATAGCCGTCATAATCACTTATGCTATTATCCTTTCGCAGGATGCCATTAAATTCTGAATTAGAAATATAATTGTAAGAATATTCTTCTTTCAATTCCTTTTCCAAAGGTGTTGTTATCTTTTTTATTTCTATACTAACAGCTTTCTGAGAAATAGCCTTATTTTCAGAGCCTTCCCCCGTAGAAAGCTCCTGCGCAAGTTCTATTGCGGAGGCGCCAATCTGCTGCCAGTTCGCGTCGGCAGCCCACGACGTGTCGTCAAAGGACGTGCCAACATACTGTTCGTTAATCCACTCACCGCTGGCGTTCTTGTAGGAAATCATCATGCCTGCCTTGCGCTCATCCTGCGTCACCTGCTTCCGTGTCGTGGCGGCGTCTGTCTTCCAGTCCAATATCATATTACCGCCTGACGAGCTGGCAGTCTGCCATATTCCCCATCCGCTGCCACCGTTGTATATCCTCTCATATGCGTTTGTCTGTAAGGACTGCTCCATCGTCTCACCGTTCCACTTGATGGAACCCTCCACAGTCTGCGTGAACACGCCTGTCGCCCAATTCTGCACCCAGTTCCTTACAAGCAGGTTTCTACCGTCAAGTAGCGCACGGAACTCGCCTATTTTCGTTTCGTCAGACTCTCCTGTACCGTTTTCTCCGCCTGTATTGTGCAGTTTGTCAAGCTCCGCCTGTACTTCCGTCCACGTCTTGAAGCTGCCGAGATACGTGTACGGATTGCGGATGTTGTTTGTTATGGAGTCTGGCTTGCCTTGTAGTAGGGATGAGTGTGTGGCATCGGCTGATTCTCGGGCTTTTATCTCATTCTCAATCTTTGAGTCTAATTCTTGATAGTTAAGATTTTCAAGTACAGGCGTTCCTCCCTGTTTTCCGGAATCTTTCCACTTGCCGTCTTCTTCTATATATAGTTCTGCCGGCAGGTTTTCACCGACATATGCATAGTATCCCGGGCGAGGCTCTGGACAGAACTCCTTCAGCTTGTCTAAAGAAGAGAATAAACCTAATGCTGTATATTTAATGTTGGGCGCGTGAAGCCATCCGTCAACAACAAGGTTTTTCTTTATGTGTTGCGAACCCTGTACGTTAACGTCACCGCCTATATGGACGTTACGCCCAACGGACACATCACCGTCTATTTGTGTCGATTTTACTCCCATATATACTTTATATTAATATTGATTTTGACAGTTCTGATAAGGCAGCGGCTTTTTCCGCATCCCCATATGTGGACAGTACCAGTGAGGCTATAGTGTATATTACGGATGTGTGACAGCGTCTGCATATGTTTATACCGTTGTTCCTGTCAATTATCGGGTATGGCAGATAGACGGCCTTGCTTACATGCGCGTCTTGACTTTTACATGAATAGAATTCTAACGCGCGACCTTCAGGTCGTATCACGATTGCACAGACTGGTTTTTGCGGTGTTCCTCTTATTCCTTTAAAGCGGCTGCTCTGTTTCTCATATTTTGTATCATCTTCAGATATAGCATGATATACGTCGCGCTCCCAGTCGCTCATGCGGAATACGACAAGCCGCATGAAATCTTCCGGCAACAGCACCCAGCCGCTTTCAAGTTCTTTCCAATATACAGCGTCTCCGAAATTATTACCGCTGTCAATCAGATATGCAGGAGCCTGACTGTGCACTCGTGTTACAGCTTCGGTAATCTTGGACTCAATGACTTCATCCAATGAAAGTGTGTCAATGTCTTCAATTTCTCTCAGCTGTTCACTTGTCATGTTCTGGTCAAGAGCAATACGTGTGTCTTTTATTATGTTTTGAAGCTGATATATTGCCATTATTCAATGCCTTCAAAGATGATACCTTTACTTTTTGCAATCTTTATTATGTCCTCCGGCGACTTCATCATAGTACGACTTACGCCACAGGTATCGGCAAGATATTCTTTAGCTGCGGATATGTCGCTGACAGGAATAGTCTGTATAGTTTTTTCCTCCGGAGCAGACGATTTTTTACGTGTTGTTTCGGCATTTTTCAATTTAAACATCTTTCCGTACGCATGATGTTTTTCGATTGCAGTCTGTATGTCTTTGTTTTCGGTTATATACTCACTGTGTCCGTTTGAAAGCGGCATAAAGGAAATATGCAGACTTTTATTACTGCTCAAAACAACATTTATACTTATGGCTGATTTTGAATAATATCGTTTTATCATATTGGTAGTTTTGAAAATTGGGGGCATAAACTTATGTCCCCTTGTTGGTTTTGTATTAATCTTCTGATGGTGCCTGAGCAAGACGCATACGTGCGTGTGCTTTGGCATAGCGCAGATACAGGCAGCTTACCTCCTGGATAACAACAGCGTCAGTGTTTCTTACGCCGGCTTTCTTCAGGTCAAGTACGTTGCGTGCCCATGATACGTGTGTTTTCTTAGACAGATAATCTGGATCCATTGCAAAACCGCAGTCGCTCATACCATTCTTGTCGAACAGTTCATGGTGTATTGTAAGGATCTCTCCAAAGTCAGTGTCCCATGATTTGAAACGCAAATTCCATACTTCGACATTCTCTTTAAGCCTGAACTTTTCAGAATCAATCTTGGAGAATGCTGCAAGCAGATCTGAACCGCAAAAAAGAATCTTACGTTTGTTTCCTATACCGGTACCGACAAACAAGTCTTTTGCAATGTCAACAAGATTATTTTCTTTTATGACTGCACGGCCTGCCGCTGCATCCCATTCACCTACTTCAATATCTTTGCCGGCCATCCACCAGATACCTCCGGTGAACCATGTAATACTACCTTCTTTTGATACATGTGTTATTTTGTTTTTCACGCCAAAGAGGTATGTGTTCTCCATGGCAAGGCGCATATCAAAGATACCGTCCTCTTCAAGATCAGAGAAGCCCCAGTTTACTTCCTTTGCTGCAATCTTATCGAATGTGGACTGCTCAACCTGTATCATGAAGTTCTGGCAATACTGTACCTCTGGCATTGGAATGTTGTTGAAGCGACCGGTCTGAACGTCAAGTTCACCGCATGCTTTACCCATTCTCACCAGTGTAGTTCCTCTTGGAATAGCAGGTACAAATATTGGCTGGTTTGTCGAGCTGTCCATTTTTCCATTTACAGCATATACTGTAGGTTTATTGCTCGACGGATCTTTGCCACATACACATAGAACAAGATCCGGTGTGTTAGGATCTTCCCCGTCGTAAGCCACACCCTTGTCATTAGTTATACCTTTTACTCCTACAACACGAATAGTGTCGTCAAGTGTAAACATGTTAACATCAGTTACAGGGAGTGTTGTGCTGGCGCCATCCGACATTTCGGTTACTTCCTCGCTGGTAACGCATGTTATTTCGCGTGTTCCGACGCTATAATATTTAACCTCGAAGCTGTCGCAACTGCTGGCTTTCGCATAACGGCTTATCTGGTCGATAGGTGTTGCCATGGGGCGTATTTTTGTAATACGCTTGTCAACGTCTGCAAGATAAAAGTTAGGATCACCGTCTTTGCGTCCCTGCGATTCAGTGGCAATACCGTCGTTGCCTCCGGTTGCATCAGCTCCGGCATTGGTCTTTCCGGCATCCGGCAAGTCGCTTGCGTCGGCCATCATAACGCCGTTTGCTGCTCCTGTCAAAAACATCAGCAATAATAGCATGATGCGACAGAAAAATGTTTTAAGTCCTCTCAAATTTTTCATGTTCTCAAAATTTTAATTTATAGTTTGATTATCGTTATCTCATTCTACTACGTTTTTCTCCGCCACGTTCCCATATTGTAGCGTTATTATCATCATAACGATCCAGGGCGCCTAAGTCCGGCATTTCACGAGGCATGCCATTACCTCCGTTCTTACCGTCAAGACTTGCTGTGCCGTCGTTTCTCTTTCTCTTTCTTAACTTTTCCTCGATCTTTTCATTACGGCCTTTTACCTCGCCTTCTTGTGCAGCTATTTCCACATCTTCATCATGATTTATTGCATTGAAGGCCATTTTTATACTCTCTTTAGAGAATTTGCCCATTATGCCGTCTTTCATGATACCGACAAGAAATTCCATTGCAGCATCAATTTCTTCATCACTCTTTCCTTCTTCAGACTGTATCTGTTCAAGTGTGGCAAGTGTTTCATTTATATTTTTCTTGTAGAGTTCGTCAAACTCTTTTTCTTTTGCAACACGTTCGGCAAAATCCTTACTTGCTTTTGCAAGTTCTTCCTGCTTTTCCGGATCTTGCAGTTCTTCTACAAAATCATCGCCATACATTCTGACTAACTCAACAGCCGGGTTTCCACCCTTTCGCCAGTTTGTAAGAAATGCGGCACTGCGCGGATCGCTTGTAAACAGATTTGAGAGTGATTCCTCTCGCTCCTTATATCCGGATATTTCTTTGTCGTAACCGTCGTAATCGTCATTAACCTGGCCCCACAATGCTTCATCATCCTCGTATTGTTTATCTGGATATTTGGCTTTTATGCGCTCGGCATATCTTTCTCTGTTTGTTTGAATTGGTTTACTATCAGGCATAATCTGTAATTTTAATAATTTTCATGCTTGTTGCAATGCAAATATAAGGTAACATCGGTTTTGTTATGGTATAACTTTTTACATGCTTTTTGATAACTTTATATCATAAAATAGCTGTTTTTATGAAGCATTTTGGCGCTACAATGGAATATTCTGAAGAACGTATGCGTGATCTTATGAGAGCATACGATGAATATATTTCTTCTTGCGATTATATACGCATGTCGGAAGTATATGACAGCATTGTGAACATGCAATCAAAACGCTTTTGGGTTAGTGATATTCGTGCTACAAAGGTTATATATTCGATGCTTCGTGGTTTTAAACTAAATAATATGCGTCCCTTAAAACGTGAAATGTTTGAGGAAATATTCAGTAGGGTTATAGCTATGAAACAAAAAAATCCGGATATGACAATAAGCGCATGTTGCAGTGTTGTTGTTGCTCAACCGGCTCCAAAATTCTATCTTACGCCAGGAAGTGCAAAAATTATGGTTTGTAAAGCGAGAAAAAGATGGATGCGAGAAAAAATGAAAAGATTGCGGCTATTATAATATCAGTTGTTATAATCACGCTGGTATTCTTTAATATTGAAGATTGGAAACAGGTAGGCATATACAGTGGCTGTGACATATATTCCAGACTTGTATATCCTTTCTTTCATGTCAGCATATTACATGCTTTGTTTAATGCATGGTGCCTGTTGTCTATCGTGTTTATATATGATGTAAGTCTTTTACGTATGGCTGCTGCATATATTATCGCTGTAACGATACCTACTGACATACATTGGTTTTCATTATTTTTTCAATATCCGACTGTAGGATTGTCAGGTATATTATACATTCTATTTGGATCTATATCATTTGATGTTGCCAGACGAGCTTATTATCACGCATGGATGGCTTTCTATATAAGCATAGGTTTTTGTTTTCCAAACACAAATGGTATGATACATCTGTACTGTTATTTATGCGGCTTTATAATTGCATTTCTTAATAAACCTTTTATTATCAGGAAATGACGGCAAAAGATCTTATCATAAAAGGTATTATTGAGGAGAACGACCGACGCAATGCTGTTATATACGCAAAGTTCGATCCTATAACCGGATATGGCTCTATTGGAGAGCGTAAGAAGGTTATCATCGAGGATTTTCCATTGCGCAAACAGTGGCTTCCAGTTGAGATGATGCGTGTGCCTCTTGTGAGACAGATATTAAAAGCTGGAACATTAAATGACTTTTTAATAGAGATCGGTTCTGAAAATATAGAAGATGATAGATTAAAAGTAATAGAACAGTTTGTAAGATTAAGATGTAGATATGATTTTGCTTTCTGGGCTGCTACATTTGTTTACATAAAGAACAAAGGCGGTGGAGAAGATGTACTCTTTCGACTTACTCGACCTCAAAGGCGCTTTGTTGCACGTCTTGAAAAATTAAGAAATGCAGGGAAACCTATACGTATAATACTGCTGAAGGCCAGACAGTGGGGTGGTTCAACTACATCACAGTTATATATGGCATGGCTTCAGCTTATGCACAAAGTCGGTCTTAACTCTCTTATTATTTCTCTGCAAGGTTCATCGTCTGATGAAATTAAGGATATGTTTGACAGAATGATAAAGGCATATCCTGTTGAAATGCTGCATAAGATTGGAGAGGCTTATAAAGAAAATGAGGTTAAATTAGTCGGTGTCGGAAAGTCTGGAAATATATCGCGTGTTCCACAACGAAATTGTAAGATAAAGATCGGTACAGCGGAGCGTCCTGACAGCTGTCGTGGCGGAGATTACAACCTTGTACATCTTTCTGAGGTTGGATTGTGGAAAGTCACAGATGGAAAGAAACCAGAGGATATTGTACGTTCTGCATGTTCTGGTATATTGTACCGTCCTTATACAATGATTGTATATGAAAGCACAGCTAATGGTGTAGGTAACTTCTTCCAGCGTGAATATGATGCTGCAAAGAAAAAGCAGTCTCAATTCGAAGCAATGTTTGTATCATGGTTTGATATTGAACAATATAGTGTTGCTATTGAGGATATATATTCATTTGCATTAAATCTGTATGAAAATAGAGACAATGAGAATGTAAATTCAGCACGAGAGGAATGCGGTAAATACCTATGGTGGTTATGGGAAAAGGGTGCTACTCTTGAAGCAATACAATGGTATATTTACGAAAGGGCCAAATATAATGAACATGCACAGATGGCTTCTGAATATCCGTCTGATGATATAGAAGCATTTGTACATTCAGGAACAATGGTATTCGACAAATACAAGGTCGAGGCATTTGATAAATCATGTAAGCCGGCTAAATATATCGGTGATATATATGCTGACGGTGATGAAGGAAAAATGGCATTTAAAAACTTGCGTTTCTCTGAAGATAAGAAAGGCTGTCTCAGTGTGTGGGAACTTCCGGAAATATACGAAAACGAAAAGGTTACAAACCGATATCTTACTGTTGTTGATGTCGGAGGCCGGTCTAATAAAGCGGACTGGTCCGTTATTGTTGTATTTGACAGGTTGTTTATGAAAGACGGTGGTAAACCGGTGGTTGTCGCTCAATGGTATGGACATATAGATATAGACTTGCTCGCATGGAAAGCAGGCCAGATCGCTGCGTTCTATGATAATTCTTTACTTGTTATTGAGAGTAACACTCTTGAAACTCATGATAAAGAACGTGATGTTGACGGCGATCAGTCACAGTACATATTGAATCAGCTTAAAGAGGTATATGATAATCTTTATGCACGCAAACAGTCTGCAGAAGATATACGTGAAGGACTACCGCTTAAATACGGTTTCCATACGAATATATCTACAAAGCCTATGGTTATATCTACCCTTGTTAAAGTTATACGTGAGAGATTATATATTGAGAGAGACAGAAACTGCCTCGACGAATATCTGGTATATGAAAAGAGGCAGAATGGATCTTATGGTGCTATCGTTGGCAAGCATGACGACTTGTTAATGACACGTGCAATAGGACTTCATATATGTTTCTTTGAAATGGATTTGCCTAAGATTATAGTGAAGGCGGAAGTATCTCGAAGGAAAGCAAGAAAACGCAAAAAGACTATTACAGAAGCAACTATATAATTTAAATTTAAAACTTACAATTATGAATGTATTTCAGAGATTAAAAGCCACGCTAAGATTGCGTGAAGCAGTTAAGAAAGCAACGGAAGCATATGAAAAAACAGGGGACCGCTTTTATGTGATGCCGGCTTCACAGAATAATTGCAAACTCCTTATTATGAACCGTTATAATTTCCGTAAGTTTAAACAGAAAGGCTATATTTCCAGAAAAGCATCTGTGCGTGATATGGAAATTGAATCGTTTTACTTTACTCCGTATCGTAACGGAAGCGGAGAAATACATCCTATTGTAATTGATTTGAAACGGAATCAATATATGGAGTGGTATAATAATTGTCTGAAGGAACAGAAAAGAAAACGAAAGGAGAAAAGGAAATGCAAAAAAGAAAAGAAAAACAAGATCTCGACGGAATCATGATGCTTTCAAATGATCCGTTGGTTGTAGGACATGTTGTTGGAGGCAAGAAGAAATGAAAAAAGGCGGGCATATTTGATTGTCCGCCTTTTTAGTATATAATATATTTATATTTTATACTGCTGCTGTCATTGCATTATGTAGCATATTTACTGCTTTCATATTTGTGTTATTCTGTGCCTGTGCCATAAGCTGCGGAGAAATGCCGTCTGGCATGCCGCCTTTTTCGATCTGTTCTTTCTGTGATTTGATGCTTTGAAGAAGATCATCAGCAAATGGGAAATCACCATGCTCTAACATCTGTTCTACACTGATAGCACCGGCCTGCCATAATTGCAAAAGAATATCATTAGCAAGCTGGCGGTATGCCGGAGTTGATGTACTTTCAGTAATTGACAAGTCAAATTCAACATCACGTATCTTTTTAGGATCATACTCGATTTGTGCACCGCTCTTTCCTGCAATATTAAATACACGTTTGCTGTCATAGAACTGCTGCATGTTCTTTACATCCTTATATGCACCGTCTATTATGAAGTAACTGAAACATTCAAGCATGTCAAGCAGTGACATCGTGGAGTTCTGAACCTGTTGGTTATACATTGAGGCGCTCTGTCCAGAAAAGCCAGGTTTACCTTGTAATGCTCCGTTAACTCCGCTTATATCTTCAAAAAATTTAAGCTGAATGTTAAGTAACTCATTAATACCAATGTTCGTGCTGTTGTTTGCTACCTGTGTAGGTAAGGCACCTGTTTTTGACGGTTTGAATAGTATTATTCCGTTGAATTGTGTCCATTCTTCGGCAATCTCTTCCATACTCATATCATCAGGTTTACAATCTTCAGGCATGAGAAGAACACCTTTTGCAGATGCACGCATTATCCAGTCGTAAAGCGTTATAAGACGGTTAGTATATCTCTGTTGGTCTATAACGTCACTTACAAATGAGTGTATTTCACCGTCGATAAAAGGATATGCTTTAAATACGTATGGGTGACTACCATGTTCAAATGGCGTCTCTCCTTCCTTTAATATATCGCCAAATGGGGACAGATAATAAAAATACCAATAGTCGTCCATAAACCACTTAGCTTTTATCAGTGGTACTTCTTCTTCTGGCATTCCTATTGACTTCGCCATTTCTATTCTTTCGCGGTTTACCTGCTCTACTTCGGAATAATAATCTTCTATATCAATCTTATAGATATCTCCATTCTGATAATCATGACATCTGTAACGAGGTTTCTGTTCTTTTCTCCATACCTCTATAACACGGCATCGTCCTGGATCGCTGGTAAATAGAAAATCATAATTATTAAGGCGGCTGTATCCGAAGCGTTCTGCTAATGATGCAATATAATTTTTATTGTTAGCCCATTTATATATTTCTTTAAGGCGCCTGTATTCTTCCGGTGATGTCGCAAATTGTTCAAATAGTTGTCCATAACTTATGTCGTGCACTTCTCCTAACATAGATACGTCCCAACCTCTGAAATCACGCATGTTGTTGTCGATAAATAAATTGTTTGGCTGCACATAATCGGTCCAGCAATCTTCTTTACTGTTACGCCACCCGTAACTTTTTCTGTGCATAATAAAGCCAGAGATAAGGAACTCTTCCATTGAGCGTGCATTTACTTCGTTCATGCGGTTTAACTGCATGTTACACTGGAGTATTGTGCTCATTGTTTCGCCGAGTTTCTGTTCGTCACGGTCACGTGCCGTACATGTCGGTTCTTTTGTCTGTGAGCGATATACTCCAAGCACATTTCTTACAAGACGGCGTATAAGATTATTTTTCAGTGGTACACTGCCTTGTTGTTTTATGTATTCCTCCTCTGTTATGTTCTCACCTTTAATACAGACAATATCCTTCCATTGCTCTCCATACGTATAGCGTTTGTTTCTTTCTCTATCACGTCTGAAGCTATCCATCTGGTTCCAGTAATGCTGTGCTTCCATCAGGATATTAAATGCCCTTCTGTTTCCAAAGTTTTTTTTGGAAAAAGCAATGCTGTCTATTTCCTCATCGCTCTTTTTGGGAGCAATGCGGCTCATTCTGAATAATTTCTTCTCTCCGGCTTTTTTTATCATAAAAAAGATACTTGTTGTACTATTGCAAAAATAAATACAACAAGTATCTTTCGAGGTTTAACTATTTACGTATGTCTTTTTCTATACTTGAAACAAAATTATGTTTTAATGTATAAATCTGTTTATTAAGTTCTTCTGCCGCTTTTTCATTTCCTTCTTCTTTTGCCATCTTATACGCATTATTTAATTTCATAAAGGCATTATTTGCAGATTTCATTTTTAGATAATCCGGATCACTTATTATCTCTGTAATCAATTCTGCTTTCTTTTCTAATGGCAAACTTCTGTCATTTTTTATCGCACTAAACTCACTCGATTTAGATTTATAATAATCCATATAATCGAAGAACTTATCATTCAAACCTCTGCCGACATTACGTTCATCTGCACCTGTCATAAACATTCTGTTTGCTAAAGGAACATATCTCCAGTCAAATTCCTTTTGTCCTTGTGATACATATCCTAAATTAAGTATTTGATTTGTCAAAGTAAAGAATCCGCCTGTATATTGTTTCAGCAGATATTCTATTGCTGCTGGGTTTAAATCAACAGCACCCTTTCTATATTTATTTCCTCCGCTTAATTCGTTTATAACAGATGCAAGTTCTATTAAATCTTTATTTGTGCTTTTATATGCTTTTGTCCATTCTGGCATGTATTTGTTATATGGAGTATCTTTCCAAATCGGTGTACCGTACCATGTTTCATTGTTTGATACATCAACTACTGGTTTAATACTACTTGGATATAATGCTTTCTTTCCTTCCATAACGTCAATAGGTAGCAACTGACTTACTTGTGATAACATATCGTTTACTTCCAGTTTTTCGTTATTGAAAATGGTTGATCCTGCAAGTTCTCCCATGCCATATATGGCTCTATATTCTATTGGCAAAGGTATTTTAATCCATGTGCGTCCGTATCCTTTTATAATTAAATTCTGTCTTCGCACATGTTTCGGATTGTCAAAATAGTTATCATCATCATCGCCGTCTGATGATGCAAGAGCAGGAATAAGTAAGCCTAATGCAAACCATGCGGCTGCAACAGAAGCCATTTTTGCTGGATGTCGTTTAGTATATTTAGCAAAGTTACCAAACATGCCTTGCACTCCTGCATTCCAGAAAATATATAATATTCTTCCAGTACCTGATACAGCCGCAGCCGCATTTCCAGCAGCAGTCTGACCGGTTGCTCCTAAGAATCTGTCTCCGGCTCCCTTTTTGTTGAAATTTACACTTATTTCCTTGGCATCCCAAATACTCCTGTCTATTGAGCGCCCTGCATTACGGCTTGTCATGAAAGCGGCAAAACGGGCGCGCATTTCAATTCCTCGTCCTATTTCGCCTATCCACGTAGCTATGCTTTCACGTATAAGGCGTAGTGGTATCTTATCATTTGCAGCTTTAAGTAATTTTTCTATTTCCTTTTTATGCTTATCTATATCAGCCATTCTTGAAAATCCTGTCTCCCCACCGTTTATAATAAACTGATAAAACATGTTTTCTGTTTCATTATTCATGTCTAAGTTACCCTTACGGTATTTTGCGAGCAATATTTTCATTCTTGCGATAGGTAATTTAGAGAAATTCGCATTATAATTTATTGCGTATTTTGGACTCTCTTTAACCCATACCATTGAGTTTGCGTATATTGTGTCTCGCAAGAAGTTGCTGGCAACAAAGTCAGGCTGCAATGTAGTATAAACTGATGATAGCGTTCTGTTTACATCACCAACTAAATGTATTATTTGGCCAATACTTCCAGATATATCATTATCTGGATTTGTCTGACCATTAAGGGCCTGTGCTGCTCTCGGATTTCCATTTATGGTTATTACATAATCACGGCCGTTTCTTCTTGCTATAACCTGATGCTGATGTAATTCTCTGCTATTAACAACACGATATGGTATGTTAATGGCATCCTTACCATGTTTATACATTTCAGGGTCCTGTTCTGCAAGTAAAGACATCTTCTCCTCAAAATCTTTCATTTTCCTTTCAACTTCTTCGGCAGTATCGGTGCTTTCAATATTATCAGGAAATACCGGTTCCCATTCATCAGTAATGTCATTGTGTTTAAGCCATATATCACTGATGCTTACAAGGTCGCTCGGATGATTAAGTGCAAAGTTTAAGAATCTTTGTTTTACAAGTTTATTCCTATTGCCTTGCATTATAGCACTTTCTGCCATGCTCTGAAGATATGCGAAAGGATCGTCAGCTTTTGACTTTCTTCCTCTTGCTGTTTTTATTGGTGCATTGAAAGCACTATTACTGCTGTTAAGATAAGCGTATGCTTCTTCACTTGTCTTTTCATCAAAGCCACGCAATGGTATATAATAATCATACATAGAGCGTACATTGTCGTATGTCTCTTTTGACATCATACCTGTATCATACAATTTTGAAAGAATTGCATCACTAACAGCTTTTGTTTTCTTCCAAAGTTCATCTGTATTATTATTACTTTCATAAGCATCAACCATTTGCTGTGCTTCAAGTTCTGCATCACTTACATTATCTGTCGCTGTTAATGCTGTCAGTCCGGCATAATCTTTTTCTCTATATTTGTCGATAAAGTCTTGTAATGTTTTATTGCTGTTCGGATGTTTTTTGATATATGTATCATAAGCAGCTTGAGCGTCTCTTTCTGCCATTACACGATTACGTTCAAGTCCGTGCTTAGCCATCATGTAATCTGTAAGTTCTTCTCTTGCTTTATTGTTTGGCGCTAAAGATGATACTTCTTTCAGGAGGGGTTTGAACAGTATATTTTCAAAAGCATCTGCTTCTGCTTGGTTCAATGAAGATAAACGGTTTTCTCCGAGATATGCGTTTTCAAAACCGGGCACATCTTCAATATATACATTCTTCTTTCCTTCAGCTTGTAGGATAGCTTGCATAGCTTCTTGTAAGCCCAACATACTGTCTTGTATAGCCTCCTGTGCCTGATACATGCCACTGTTTACTCTTTCCTCGTATCTACGACGTGCAAGTGTTCTTTCATGTACTTCTGGATCACCGTCTCTATAAAGATCGTCAGCTGCATTTTGAGAAGCATTGTTAACGGAATAGTTTCCTACCTTCAGTTCGCTTTGTTTTGCTATATCTTCAGCTTCTCCCAAGATACTGCGGTATCTTCCCGGCTCGGCAAGGTTCTCGTAGCTCCGCCAAAGGATATAGCGCAGTTCGTTGTCCGATAATGTTACACCACTAAAATTCTCAAAACCGATGCTGTGAAGCATTCTAATGAATAGATCTTTTATTTTACTCCACCAACCGGCGTTTATGTTTTCAAAATTAGTGTTCTCTGCAAGAGATGCAAGATATTCTTCTGTTGCAGTGGCAAAATCCCAGTTATGTTTTTTAGCAAGTTCAACAATACGTGCGCGAACATCCTCGTCCGCATTATTGAATACGTTATTGAGGAACGTATCGAAGTGCGTTCCGAATAATTTTCGCAATCCATAATGCGCAACAGCTTCGTGTAACAATGTTTGTTCTGCATCGAATACACTTGTGTGATTCGGTATTACAATAGTGATGCGTCCTGTTTTTCGTGAATAGAAACCTTTTGCTTTTGCTCGTCTGCCTTCCAGCGTACTTGCATCAGTTATTATATCCACATTATCAAGATGTAGTTTTTCTGCGAGTTCACGCACTCTTTCCTCCATACGTTGGCGCTCACGTTCTGCGAATTTCTTTTGCTGTGTTTTTGTGCGTGTGGATTTGCCTAACATCTTTGATACAGGATCATTTTCGATGCTTAATTCAGTGTCTGTTATTGGACCATTTCCTTCACGTGTATTTAAATTATTAATATATCTTTCTTTCCATTCTGGATAGCTTAAAAGATTATTATTGTTTAATTCTCGTTCTTTTCTGTTTAATTCAAAAGAAGCCTCCTCTGCTGTCTTTCTCCATGCTTTATTGCCACGATACCAAGCATTACCTTCTTCATCAATAGTAACACCGTTTGAAGCAGTATAAGGTAGTGGTATTTTCTTCCAATTTGATTTTCTATATTTATTATATTCTTCATTTAATAATCGTTCTCTTTCGATAAATTTCTTATCGCTCTTTTTCCATTCGTCAGTAATTCGTACTGCGTTATCGAGAGCATAAGTTATTGCACCAAAATCAATGTTACTTTCAGATGGCAAAAGATGTTTATTACCAAAGTCATTGACGTTTAAATATTTATTAAAATTGTCACTGATATTAAACATATTGTATATATCTGACAGTTTCATATCATTTAAAGACAAATCAACATCTATACTGTTTACCTTACCATTATCATCAACATCTAAATATATGCCGTTAGTATCATCTTTTTCATAACGCTGAGAATAATCACCCTTGGTGTGGTTGGAGAAACGGATAGTATATCTTATTCCGTTACGTTCAAAGTCAAGATATTTACTTCCTGTACGTGCTTCATCTCTACTAAAGTCCACACCTTCTTTTATTAGCCTGTTTACTAATGCTTTATATGTAATTGTCGGATTAACTCTTGTAAAATGTATGGTTCTTCCACCACTTATTCTCTTATTGTCTCCTATACTATATAATGGATTGTTACTGTCTGTGATATCATTTATGTTCCTATTTTCCAGCAGATCTTTTATTGGCATGTTGATGAAATCTTCAAGATTTATGCGTTCAGCATCTTCTCTTGTCCACGGTGTCATCGTATCTTTCAGCCACCACCAGAAGTCGTTTAACCATTTTCTCAATTGGTCACGTAAAGTAATTGTCTCTGCTGTAGCAACAGATCCTTTATTACGTGCATCAACCACCATCTGTTCCATTCTTTTGGCACCATCGGCTCCTGTGAGACGTGAATGAACCTCGCTTGCGATCTCGTTATCTGTTTTCAGATTAGAATAGTTAGGATCGTTCTTTACTTCATTCCATAGTGGCGTCTGCTTCATCAGTTCTACACCTCTGTTCCATAACTCTGGATTACTCTTTTGACATACGGCATCCCATATATGGGTATACTCATGTATAGGTGTTTCTGGATTGAGTGCGCTTGCGTTCAGGTAAATCTTCCCATCTACAGTTGCACCATATACAATACCGTCGATAACAAAACTTATAGATTCTGAATTATTTCTCAATCTATCTTCCGTGTCTACTGATGCAGGTGGATATGTGTAATTACCTCCCATATCACTAGTATGTAGTTTAACATCTGCATCTATTACATATATTCTGCCGTCCTTACCCTTTACAATATTACCTTTCTGTAGGTCGGAAACTATAATTTGTCCATTACTGAATGCGGTATTCTCTTTGTTCATGGGCTCATATCCCAAAGAACGCATATATTCCACACGTTCTGATTCAGTTAGAGCGGATTCTATATCAACAATAGGCTGTCTTAGTATGGTGATAAATTCTCCGTTTATCTCACCATACCCTATAATGTCGTATGCTGTGTTTGGAAATACGAAACTGAACAAATTGGCTGCGTCTATGTCACTTGTGAAACGCTTGCTATCCTTGCCTTTTGAGAATTTAATAACATATTCGCCATTCTTAGAATAGTAAACATCACTATCCTTGCCGCTCGCTATTGGCTCATTGTCGTTTGTGAAGTCGTGAATATCTGTATGCCAGTTGCCGGTGGCTATTGCCCATCCTTTGAGCAGTTCTTTCTTTTTAGTTTTTGCTCTCTCTCTTGAGCTTCTATCTCCCGCCAGCTTTGTTCCAGTTTCTTCGATTGATCTTTCAGATATTCGTGTGAATAGTGCATCGACTGCATTCGTTCGATTCCCTTCATGCAGTCCTCGTTCCATTTTTTGTGGAACTCGTTGAGATATTCGTCGTCCATAGGGATTCTTTGGTGTCGCTTCATCGATGTACTCATTTATCTGCTGCAAAACTACATCATTAAAATTATTCTGCAAAACAGAATCGTATATTTTTTTAGCGAGGTCACGATGTTCCTGCTCGCGCTTGCGACGTTGCACACGAGCTTGACTTACAGTTTTTCCTGTAACTATTGAAACGGCTTCGTCTATTGTCTGGTTTATATTATCTTTTCTTTGGCGCGACTCTGATTTCCTCTTTGATTCAAGAACCATGTCATCACGGCCGGCCAATCTCTCCATGTCCTCATTACTCAGAACCTCAACCTCTATTCCTGCATCATTAAGCATTCCAACAACTGCATTGTAAACAGTTTGTTGGGCCTCTGACATGCGTACATTTTCTACATTACTGATATTAAACAATACAGTGTTACCTGTTTGTTCGTCGGTTTTCTCCTGTATGGCATTAAATAGGTTGTCAAACGCTGTATCAAGAGATTCAAAATCACTTTCCATCGGGTAGGGATAATATTTCTCTGCAACCTCATTATTATCCCATATTATAGGATTGTTTGCAAGAAAATCGTTTGACGTGCCATTCTCGGCTAATTTACGTTCTATCCATACAGCGAATGCTCTCGCTCCGAGTTCTGTCGGTTTACTCCAGTATGATGATTTTAGGGAAGCATAGTTACGGCTTCTCTTGCCATATCCGCTACCATCTATAGCTTTCATTAAATCTGCAAAGGCATCTGTGATCTCTCCTCTTTCGTTTTGGTTGCGCATTTTCTTGGCCGATGCGTCATATCTATATCCTTCACGATTACTGTTATAACCGTGTTTGTCTCCTCTGCGACGTGAGAAATAATTATCTACTGCATGCCACCATTCATGAGCAAGAGAACCGGCGCCTTGTGTCTTGGTCAGATTTATTACTATTTTGCCCGGCTCGTAATGCGCCATTGCTCTGCCTCCACCACGCGAACCAAACGCCATGGCAAGTTCACCGTTAAGCGATAAAGCACGAGGACTTTTGCCTATTGCTTCGGACAAATCCATAAACGCATCGTATGCGTTATTTATCATCTTCTGGCGTTCTTCTTGATTGGTCCAATTACCAAATTCCACGCCACGGAAACCAAAGGTACTCCTAAATTCGTCTGCCGTTATGTCTTTCCCATTTCTCCAGTCTTTACCCGTTCTTCTGCTGTTTTCCGCAAAATCAACCGACGTCTCGTTCTTTATTGAAGTATATTTTGATATTAATTCGTCGTAATGTTCTTTTATATAGTTGAACGCTTCCTTACTTGTTTTAAATCCACTTTGTACAACAACATTTGGTTTCCCTTTGACCGTAATAAAGAAATCTCCCTCTTTGATATGCGAGTAAACGGAAAATTCTGTCTTTGATTTGTCCTGTTGTTCTGAGTTCTCGGAAGCAAACTTAGCTAACGCTGTCTTTACTTCTTCTAAAGTTTTATATATTCCGCTATGTTTGCCTGCATTCTTCAGCCACCATTGGCCTTTTGAAGAAACCCAGTTACCGTCTTTGTCGTAATGTCCGGCACTTTCGCCAAGTTCTTCAAGTCCGGCCATGCCTGTATCTAACTTACTGTCATATCCGCCAAGTTCAATATATGCACGATAAAGAGCGCCTATTGCGTCTATTTTATTAGCACCGTCCATGAATTTCTGTTGGAAATCCTTTCCTGAAGATACAATTTCAAGGCTAAAACGATATAAATAAAATACGTTTGACGCCCATCTGTCGAGTTTGTATTTTGTTCTCGGCTTAGACGGAATAACTTTTCTTATAGTTTGAAGCATGCTTATAAGTTCATTTGATAAACCTTCGGCACGCAATTTCTCGTATGGAAAGTTGAATATCTTACTGATAGGAAGTTTGGTTATTTCTTCAAGAAAACTACTTTTATCTGAATCTATTTCTTTCGCTTTCTGAGCATACTCCCTTATTATGTCTTTCTTTGCTCCACCTATCTTCTCGCCTACGTCTTCAATCTTTTCTGCTGTATTTTTCTTGTCTTTTGTTGTTCTGTCCTGGTTTTCTCCATTGACATATTTTTCAAATTTTTCCCTACTCTTTTTATCTTCTTCTTCAAAAGCCTTCTTTGCTTCTTCCCGCATATTTTTTAGTACCGGATCCTTTTCCATTGCCTCACGTTCTTTGAGGCCTTTTTCGGATGTAGTATCAGCCGTTACAGTTGCTTGTGTCGGATAATGCTCTGCAATGTAATCAAGTATCTTATTATTCCATTCCTGTTCTAAATCTATTACTTTGTCAACTGATTCATAGTATTCTTTTTCAGTATGAGATTGTTTTGTTTCTTCGTCAGGTGTGTTATTTTCTGACACTTTGCTGTCTCCGCCCGACTGGGAATTTTCATTTTGGGGGATTTTTTCTGACGTTTTGTCAGTTGTATTGTCTATTTGTTTTTTTATCCCTTTATACTCCGCAAACGGCTTCGTCTTTCTGTGACTGCTATCTATCCATTTCTTAAACTCGTCCTTACTTACTTCTGTAATGTTGCCAAGTCCTGTCCATCCTTCTTCATAGTTGGATAGATATGCCTGCCGTGCTTCTTCCATGCTATTGAAACCATACATCACTTTGTGCTCGTCAAAGGTGCCGTCAGGTTTTACCTGGTCCACTACATACACATTACCTGTTGTAGGATCATCAGAAAGGAATACGTCGATGTGGTCGCCGTCCACGCCCTCCGTGCCGCGGATGTAGCCGTAGGTGTTGTGCATGGTCGTTTCCCATGAATTCCCGTTTTGGTCTGTGCCACGGCGCACGCTGCCTTTCGGGTTCTCAACGGTGATGTCGAACTGACCGATGCGTACATGGCCTTTCTTATAGTTGCCGGCTTCTTTCTGTGCTTCAGTCGGGTTCTGTTCGGTTTCTGCCTCGGCCTGTGCAATTTTTTCACCAATTGTTTGCTTAACTGCTGATTTATCAGTATCTTTGCCATTGGAAAAGTCAGACGAATTGATACCGAGCAAGGCAGGCTGATTGTCAGTTATAGTAGGTCTGTTCGTCTCGTTAAGAGGAACTGACTCCTCGACTTGCGTATTCGGATGCAAGCTGACTTCTTGAGATTTTAAGGATGCAGGGGCGTTCATGCTGGAGGAGGTTTGTGTGCCGCTTTGCTCAACTTCCTGCGATGCCTCAACAGTTTCGGCAGACTGTTTAGCCGTAGTATGGCGGCTATACACTTCTTTCCTGTTTTTACCGTAGGTTTCTTTGAAGATGCCTGCGGTATTTATATTCCAATAGTTGCCATCTGATGACAATTCGACCATCAACGTGTTGTTATGCTTGTCTTTAAGTTGCAGCATATAAGTTTGATGACCTCTCCGAATACTTCCCTCCTTTATACGCTCGTAGTTTTTTGCGACTTGTTCTATGAAATCAAGCACTGATTTATATCCTGCCTTGCGTATTTGGTCGCCATGACGGGCTTCAATATGTACAAGGCCATATCCATCATTAGTAGCAGGATTTATTATAAGTCCTTCACTAAGCAATATTGGTGCAGGAGTAAGCCCAGACTTATCATCGATTACTCCAAATTCAAGTTCTCCTTCAGGTGTGAGTACGAATTGTCTGCCATTCTCGTCTACTTCATCAGAAAGTTTTACTTTTTCTGAAACGGCTTCCTGCGGTAGATTGTCTTGCTGTCGTCCTGAAGAATGTCGTAAATCTCCCTGTCCTCCTCGCTCATCGTCATTCGGTACAACTCCTCCTTTATCAGTCGCTGTCCCTGTTCCGCCCTCAATTCGTCCTCCTGCCTGAGGACTTCCTGGGCTTCCTTGTCCCCTCGGTTGGCCTGTTGTACCACTGCCAGCCAGTACATTATTTCTCCGTTGTCCATTGTATATAAAGTTTCCGTTTAACAATAATTCCTCACTGAGGCTGTTCATTGTCTCGTTGATGGCCTCCACGAGTGTACGCGGCGTGTTGTCCGGCTCATCAAACAGAGTGGCTTCCTGCGTGCCCTGCACAAGGTCAAATATGCTGTTGAACGTGTTCTGTATGAACGTCTGTGTCTGTCCCTTGTACATAGTGGCAAGCAACAGGGCAAAGTTACTATATTTATCCGAAGGGAGATAACTTTCTCCCGTAACATCGTCAAATGCAAGCTGTCTTTTCCAATCTTCAACGGCTGCACGAGCTTCTTTATAATTTTTGGCGTTGGCAAATTCAGGAACCTGTGACAGTGCGTAGTATGCGCGAATAGAATTTTGTAGTTCTGTATTCATCCTATCGGCATTATGACTGTCGTAATCTCTGTATGCCGTTGCAAGTATTGCCTTCTGTGCTTTAGCTGGCAATACATTGAACATTTCTTCAAGAGCAGTGTTACCATCTCTGAATATGCTCTGGAACATAATGCCCTTGATGTCGTTCTTTGCTTCATCTGTAAGACTGCCTTTACTGTTAAATGCACTCTTGTACTGTGTCGGTGTGATATATCCTTTTGACTGCAACCATTTTAAGACAGTGGGTCCATTTTTATCAACAAGTGCGGCAAATGTCATTTCTTCGTCGGCTGATTTCAAAAGCTGACTGGCAAATGTACGTATATCATTACCGAGTTTCTGTACTATATTCTTAGGCTTCATGCGTTCAATACCACCGCTCTCTGTATCTTGCGCGATAAATTGTCCGAGCTTAATTGCGTCTGCATCACTTACGTTAAGCAGATTGACAAGTACAGGATGTTCCATGCCGGCAATATCATATGGATTGAGGCCAAATTCTTCGGCGTGATCTATAAGATACTGTTTATATTTCTCTGATTGTTCAGGATATGACGTCCACAATTCTTTGAGGGCAGCACTTCTGTTGTTACCTTGTATCACTTCTCCGCGAGAATTGATAGTTGGTGCTCCTGTGTATGCTGTTACGGATGATGTTATTTCTTCCGGTCGTATATTTTCAGCAATCTTACGGGCTGACATTACGCTGGCATCATCCTTGCGCTCCTTTGGCTGTGCTTCGTCGATAAAGTGTAATGGGTTGCGCTGTCCGTTAATGTGGCTTGGCTGTAGCGCATCTACATCAATAACAGCGACATTACCAGAAGGAATGTTATCGTCGTTGAATTTAACCGATATCTCCTTACCGGCTAAACCTGTTACAGGCTCTTGTCGGTCGATCTTTTCGCCATTGACACGTCTGTAACCTCTTGCACGGGCATCTTGTGGTGTATCTTCAACAAAGTCAGGCACACCTTTGAGAGCTTCGCGTTTTATACGTTCCTCTTCCTCTTTCTGTGCTCGCATCTTTTCTTCTTCCTCTTTTCTCATGCGTGCAGCTTCTTCGGCTTCCTTCTTGCGCTCGTCCTCAATAGCCTGCTGTCTGCGTTTCTGCGTGCTTGCAATAGCTTTCCAGTGATTAAGCAATGCTGTTGCATCGTCCACGGCTTGTTTATTTTGCCGTGCTTCTGCAAGTTTCTCCTGCGCTGTTGTGCCTGCCTTCAGTTTCTTACCTGAAACCTTTTTCAGATTTGATTCAGCATCACTCACCATGCTGTCAGCAATTGATTGCGCTGTTTCTTCGTCTCCTGCTTCCTGAACGAGGGTATCCCAGGCGGTGTCCGGATCCAGCTGCTCATATATGACATTTCCATTTTCGTCTGTAGGAACTTCTGGCTGTTCTTGCTGCTGTGTTTCGGTCTGCTGTGCGGTTTCGGCATCAGGAATTTGTTGTTCGATTGTGGCTTCTTCTGTTTGGTTTTCTGGAACAATCATGCTGTCAAGCTGCTCCTTTGTATATGGCATAACACGCCTACCTTGTGGAGTATCATATTCAATAAGTATAGTCCCGTCATTATAATCAGTATCGACGACTGTGGCTGTGAATTGCGTACCGTCAGGATTCTGTAATATTAATTCCTCGTTAAGATTATATTGATGTGTTTCTGGTTGTGCCCGCTGTTGATTTTCGCTTTCCATCTGCGCTGCAACACGCAGTCTATTAGTGTTATCTACCATAGACTGTATGTCGTCTTTTGAGACCGCTTTTATTGTATTACCGCCGTCAAATGTAAGATTGACGGTACCGTCTCCATTATCAACAATTCCGTCGGCGTTGGCAATTACTTGCGCTTCGGCTGTCTGCCCCTTTTCGTCAGTCAATGTATATGTGTCTCCAGGTGCGAATGAAACTTTTCCGTCAATAGCATCTGCTTTTGGTTGTGCGAATGATTGAGTTATATTCGCTTCCGCTTCCGCTCTCTCCTGTTCAGGATCAATCGGCTCGCCTATACTCATAATTGATGTTGGAGATACCATTTCGAGCTCTCCTGTATCAGCATATCTTATCAGAATACTGTTGCTCGACTTTTCATAATCAACTTCGCTACCGTCTGGCAACATTTCAACGCTACCATTTATTATATAAGCCTGCCGACTATTCCCGTCTTTATCTTGCGTTTTCATTGTAGCCGGCTGAATTAAGCCATTAGATCTATTGACACGGCTGTCAATCATCTCATTAGATTCTGCTATACTATTATCAAGATCATCACGAACACGTTGTATCATTCCGTCATATCTTGACTTAGCATTAACGTAATCTAATATTGGTATTATCTCATTGTTACGATTGAGTTGCTGTAATTCTGCAACAAAAACAGCAGGATCGCCGATTGTATCGTCAACGAGTTCCACATCTACACCAAGAATATTTGCAACTTGTTCTTTTCGCAAGTCATATATATTTTTAATGTCACTCAACTGTGTGTCGTCGGCGTTATAACCTTCTGAATAACTGTTATTTGCAGCTTCATTGTCTGCACTCTGTTGATTTACATTAGCCATTTGGCCGATGTTAAAGCCGCGCATCTTAGTGAGATTGCGCACATAGTTAAGTGCTGCTGTTTTTTGTTGTGGATACAAGTCGTTGTCAGCCATTATATCAACAACTACATCTGCCATTTGTTCGTTAGGGGTAGTATCTATTCTATCTCTTAATGCAGACCATTTATCAGCATCAGCAAAACGATATGACGCAATGCGCTCTGCCTTATTGGTATCGTGCTTATACTTGTAATATCTTGCTGTATGCGCTCCTTGTAATGTCACAGGTACTGCACCAAGTAAAGCGCTCATAGCTGCGGTACCCAACCATATATCAACATGAGTTCGCGGATCTTTTAGTTGATTCCATGCTTCTTCTGCATTACCTGTAAGAGCATCAAACGCAAAGCCTTCATATTCTTCAAGAGCTTCTCCGGGAATTCCATTGTAACCTCCAGCTGTAAGTAACTTGTCATATTGCTGATACCACTGTTTATTACCGATATTCGTAAGGGCATTAGAAATTTTTGACAGTCCTATCTTCTCAAGGCCCTTTTTTGCTATTCCTCCGATACCGGGAATAAACACACCAAACATTTCTGATCCCGTTTCGCGAATTTGGTTGCGTTCTGCGTCGATGAATGCGTCAAGCATATCCATGCTATCTTGTATGGCTATATTTCCATTTTCGTCAACAGCAGCACGTCCGGCAACATTAGCACCCATAGCTCCGGCGGTTCTGTTAATTCTTGCCGTATTACTTATAACAGCTCCTGCAGTGTGTGCTCCGAGCAATATACCCGTGCCTTTCAATAGTCCGCGTGCCATTGTTTTGGCAGCTTCTTTTGCGGTTGCACCACCAATTTCTTTTGCAAGATATTTAGCACCTATACCAGACACTTTACGTTCTATACCTTTTGCGATTCCTCCGGCACCAGGCGTTAGCATAAAGTCCTTCATAAAATCAACACTTGTCGGTACCATTTGGCCAGCAGATGCCCAAGCTCCATAATCTCCGGCATATTTACCTTGTACTTCATTATTTACGATGTCACTTGACAGCACGGCTTCTGCGGCGGCTTCTTCTTTTGTAAGTGGTTCACCAGTCTGCCTTTTAGTGTTAATCGAATCAATGTATTTTCTTGCATCCATAAGAGCAATAGCATCGTTTATTTCTGCAAGACCGTCATTAAATGTATATCCATTTCCGGCAGTAGTTGCAATGCTGTGCCAAAAATCATTCATCCGATTATCGCGTTTATCCTCAAGCGTCTGTATTGTCGCTTTATTTTTTCTCGCTGCTGATTCAAGTTGTCTGTATATTTCATCCGTTTGGTATCGTTCTAACGGATTTAACATGCCCGGCTGTCGAGATGCTTCGGCAAATTCGCGCAGAAATCCTCCGACGCCTTTGTTTTCGTCGTCAATTTCCTTCATGCGTTCACGCATCTGCTGATCTATACTGTCTCTCTCTGCATATGCGTCACGTAATGCCGTTTCAATAGGATTCAATGTGCGTTCCTTGTATTCGTCTATCTGATTTTGTTCAAGATCGGCTGCGCCTCTCTTATCATAGACATTACCTGATTCGGTGATATATTTGTCACCAGACTTAACAACTCTGGCGTTTTCGCCCAAATTTACACGCGCTGGCACGTTTATAGGCTTTTTCTTTGTATTGTAAGAAACAATATTACGTGCTCTCTGTGTGCTCGCACGAGAAGTATCTATAATATTGCCTGCAATTTTCGACAGGCGATTTTTATCGCCGGCACTTAATGGCGCATTATTCTGCCTGTCAATCTCGTCCACAACTTCCTGAGCGACGGCACCAACCTTTGTTTTCTGTACTGGTGTTGTCGTTGTCGTATAGCCTAACGACTTGTTAAAATCTTGCTCTGTGCCTAAGTCATAACCATCCTTGATAGTGTTGTACAATGTACGTCTATTGCCTTCATTTGTTAATGACTTGCGGAAATCAGCTTCCGAACCAAGGTTATATTTATCTTTAAGAGCGTTGTATAACGTCTTTATATTATCATTTGCCAT